GTAGTAGGATTAATATCAGTAACAGTGGATTTAGTACCATCATCAACTTTTACATCACCTATTTCAAATTCTTTAAGTTTATATTTGTACGCCATTTGCTGTTTTTATTTCACTTACTAATTGATAATAACGTAACAAATCAACTAAATTATTATCACCAACTTTATCCGTTTTAGCCAATTCAACTAAAAATTTAGTTACTTCTGTAATTTTAATTTGAGTAGCTTTATCTTTAATTTCTTTAGTTATAATTTGTAGTGAAGATTTTAATTCATTAATCTTAATATTATAAAAGTTTCTTAAATCAGGTGTTGAATCAACTGAATTGATGTATTCTTTAAGTATTTGTTTTTGTTCATCATTTAATGAATCATACTTATTGTTAAACTTTTCAAGTAAAATTCTATAAGTTAAAGTTCTAACGTCTTTATCGTAAGTAGTAAATTCTGCTAATACCGATTGTTTAGAATCTTCTAGTACTTCTTGTTTAGTTAAAAATTCTAATAAAGTTACTTTGTTATCTAACAGTTGTGAGGGATTGATATTATGTTTTGAATTAACACCTTCAATTAAAGTATATAATGAGGCTAATTCTTTATAATTTGATATTTTCGAACCAAAGAAAGATTCTAAACTATAATGTTTTTTTACCTCATTAATTAAATTATATTTTTGCCTTTTTAGTGATGTTTTATTAAATTTAGTAGAAGCTTCTAATATAGTATCAACAACCATAGTTGCTCTACCCTCAGTTAATACTTTAGATTTTAATATAGATTCATATAATTTATATTCTTTACCTAAACTAGTTTTTACAAAGAATTCTTTTAATATATCTATAGCTGGGGAATCACTACCTTTTAAAGTATCAGCCGTTATTTGGCGTACTAATAATTCAAAAAGAATTCCAGTATTTTTGTATTTTGAGTGTTTTATTTTCATCTAAGAATATATTTATTTATAAATATTGAAAGAATATTACTCCTTCAATTGATTTTCATCTAATAGCGAAGTATTGTCTTTTTCTTGGTTAAATACCAAATTTTTCTTGTCTAAAGACTCAAATATGTGACGGTTTTGTAAGAAAGCCTTTTTGGCACCTTCAAGTGCTAATGGACTACCACCTTTAAATTTTGGACGAAGAGAATTAGAATCGTTTTTATCTTTACCTTTCATACCCTTAACACCTAAACGGTCTTTACCAAAATTAGAGTCTTGTTTATTTCTACTTGTAATAGTATCTTGTGGGCGACCTAATTTAGGATCATCTTCATTATACCCATCTGGTACATTACCAGGGTCAGACATTGTTCTTCCAGCGCCATATAGTGAGGCTAAGTCATGAGGTGTACCATATGATTGACCGGTTTCAACTGGATCATTTCCTTCTGCTCCAATCTGGTCCATTCTAAATTTACGTTTTGCATCCTCTCTAGTTAAATCTCTATATTCATCAAATTGATCTTCACTAAATTGATATACATTATCATAAATCCAATCAGACGGTATTAAACCTTGTTCTAGTAATGTACCTGCTAATTCTGTTTTTGATTTTAATAATTCAATCTTTTCTTGTTCTAGTACAATAGATGGACTAACCATGTGTAAAGTAAAATTAGTTAAAGTTTCATCAGTATATCCTTGTGTATATAAATGTACTAGAGCTATTTTATTTAATTCTGATAGCATGATTCTTTGTATTCTCTCAATAGTACGAGCAAATCTAATATCTTGTGCCGCTAATGTAGATTTCCCTTCAACTCCTTCTTCATATCCTAAAAATGCTTTTGGTATTTTAAGGGCAGCAAATAATTTACCTCTTAAATACTCAACATCTTGAATACCATCGTAAGATAAACCAGGTGTTGTTTCTATTTTAGTTGTTTGGTCATTACCACGAACTGGGATATAGAAATCTTCCATCATGTTTTGCATGTTATATTTCAAATTATATTCCCCCGTTTTATTATCTTGGAATGGAGTACGTTTTAAATTTGAAATAGTTTTTTCCATAAATGAGTCTATTTCATTTGGAGGAATAGAACCAACATTCATATAGAATATACGTTTTTCAGGAGCACGGGCAATTCTATGGATTAACATAGCATCTTCCATTAGTACATATTGTTTATACAATTTACGAGCTGGTTCAATGTATGCTCTACCATAAGGAAGATAGTTAACATCTGATAGTAATCTAAAATGAGCCATTTCGTAATTATCAAAATAAATCCCATTTTCATTTTGATTAGCACTATTACCAGGAACGGGATACATCCCCGAACTAATGTTGTCCATACCATCTGGGGTATATCTATATCTTATTTCTGCGGGGTTGTCATGGTTGTATCCTTCTTGTCTTTCTATATGATAAGCAGTGTAAGGAATTACATTGTAAACACCATATTTTTCAGCTATTTCTAATTTTAAGAAAAAATCACCGTATTTACACATTTGACGTACCCACATCCAAAGATTAAACTCGATATTAAGTACATCATAAAATAAATTATATAGTATTTTTTGTATATCTTCGTTAGCACTTCTAATTTGAAGTACTTCACCCATGTCATTTTTTGTAGTTGATTCATCAGCTAATACGTCTAAAGCTGAGGCTATAATAGCATCTTGGTCCATTACATCATATTCAGAGTACATATAAGGTCTCATATATTGGTAATTCAAATTAAATTGAGCTCCATATAATGAGGTACCATTAGTAGAAAAAATTCTGTTATATCTATCCATTAATGAATTAGTTTCTAATTCACCTGTAGATTGAATTTTTCCACTATCTATTACATCTACTTGGTTACCCCCAACATTCCGTATTATCACGTCTGTTGAAAATAATTTTCTTAATCTTGTAAATACGCTTTTATCAGCCATAATTTATTCTTATTGTTATAAATATTATTAAAGTAGCCATTTGATACTTTCATCGCCATCTGCTGTTTTCATATGGTATGGGTTATCTGATCCTTTAGAAAAACCGTATCCTCCCTGGTAAGGAGTTCTGTTAACTGACATATTGTTTAGTGTGGTTTTGGTTATGTCTAAACCTTGTTGGTTAAATTTTAAGGCCGTGTCTCTAACATACATAGCAGTACCAAACGCCATCACTAAATCATCATTATACCCCGTTTGGGCTTCTGCTCTACCATTTTTCCAAATAAAAACCTTCATTTCTTCTACTAGTCTTCGAGAGTTTATTGTTACTCCTTTATCACTAATATACTCTTGAAATTTACCTATTACCATAGGACGTGTTCTAGATGACATAGTAAAACCTGCTACCATTTTTGAGTGGTCTTGATATTTATCAAAATACGAATTAGCATTGGCCTCTCCACTCTTTTGTGAATAATAAAGGTTAGAATATTGTCTATCTATAGCTACTTGTATTGTTGCCCATCCTATGTTAGCATTTTCTATTACGAGTAATGCTTCATTATATTCTGTAGCTAAACCTACTAACAAATGACCAAATTCTTTTGTACCAATTTGTCCCTTATATTCTGCTACCTGAACATTAGTTTCAACATCCATTACATGGCAAGTAGAAAAATCTTTTCCATCACCACGAGCAACATCCGCTACTACCATATAGGATCTAGTATAATCGGCATTTTCCCATACCCAAAGATTTTGATCTGCTCCTCTACGTTCTAAAGGGTCTTTAATGTGTGTCTTTTCATAGTATTCTAAATATTCATTATAAAATACAATATCACCTGATGTACTGAAATCGCAATCACATTCTTGTGCCGCTAATCTAGGATCACCTAATAAATTATCTTGAGCATCTCTCCATGTCTGGTCTCTTTCTGGGTGAACGTACCATGGGAGTTTTATAGGTAAAAAATCATTTTCACCTGCTTCTGCTTTAACCCATGTTTGATGAAACCAATTACCAGTACCATAAGGTGTTGATAATACAATGGCACCACCACCAGTTGCTAAGGTTTGTTGCGCTGATGCCCACGTTTCAGCAATGTTATCAATAAATGCTGCTTCATCAATTATTAGTAATGATACCGCTTCTGAACGTGCGGCATCTGCATTAGAGGATTTAGCTTGTATTTTTGACCCATTAGTTAATCTAAGAGAAAGTTTGTTGTTTTCAGCAGAGTCTACTTTTAACCATGAGGGTAAATTTTCCCACATGAATTGTACTTTTGTTACTAAGTTTCTTGCTGTTGCTTGTGTAGTTGCTAAGGCTAATACATTTCGATCTTTATGGAATGTCATTAACCATAATGAGTAACCCGCGGCCAGAGTTGATATACCCAATTGCCTAGATTTTAATATAGCACTATAGTCATTGTTTTGAAATAACGTTAATACCTTTTCTTGAAATGGGAACAGGTTGAATTGTATGCGCCCACGTTGTGGATGCTGTATATAACAGTACTTACGTAGAAAATGCACCGGGTCTTGGGCACATTTAATATATTCTTGACGTATTACTTTTTTTAAATCTGACATGCAATTATTTTAATATAAGAATTACTCCTCCAATTGCTACCAGACCAGCACCACCTAAAATCTTGTTTTTAATTCTTTGTTTTTTAATTTCAAGTCTTAATTTATCATTTAATTGTTTAGTAAATTCTAGTTGAGACCCTTTTGTATTTAATATAGAATTAAAATTA